TGGATTGAGTATTGCTCAGGCTGCGTGAATCGAGGGCTTCTCTCGTCACCGTTCCTGGTGTCGATATCTATCTGATGCTCGTCAAAAGCCCTCAGATAAATCAACTTTGTTTCACCAGGGTTGCCTGTGCGCTCTCCCGTTTTCAGATCAATGCCATCCACCGGCTCCTTGAAAGGCTTGCCATCGTCGAGGCCCAACAACAACACTCCATAACGCCCGATCCCTGATAGGCGGTCGATCCTATGGAGGTAGAAGAACAGGTTACGAAGCTTCACGAGATCTGCCCAAGCCTTCTCGAACTCCGTCTCCTTTGGATCCTCGGTCTCAAACACGCTTGGGCAAACGGTCCATGACTCGTCCGGCCAAAGATTCACCACTCGCTTGGCCACCCCGGATCGGTCATACATCTCGCGATACTCTGTCTGAGTAATAGTCGTGGGGTAACCACACTCAGCATTTATGTCACGGCGTGGATCAAACAACTTACGCACAAGTTCCGCGCGCAGGGTGCTCGCATTCTCCACAGCAAGACGTGCAGAGTTTGCCATCATTGCCGAGACGCCACCAATTTTCTCTTTAATTTTCATGTGAATAGTCCTCCTACGCGGACACGATTCTTCGTCAGAAGGCCAAACGCTCCACTCGACGCATCGACCTGATCTTTATATGTGGAGGAGGGAAACAATTCCAACTCCTCTAAGTATGATCTATTCCAAGGCCCTTCCACCATGTAAACGTTTCCAGCATTCACTTGCACAGAGAATGGATCGGCCCTAGTCGTCTTGTCACCCGTTGGACGGACGATGCGCACCCTAAACCCCGCAAGCCGCTTTGCAGTTGCCTCTGCGCTCTCTTTCCCGCCGGAGCCTGGCTCCTGCTCGACCCCTACGATGCAACTGATCGTATCCAGCTTTGTCGTCTGCTCAATGACGTCTTCCCTGGCTGCAGAGTCCCACTGTCCATAAGCACGTCCCAATACCCAGTAACGATCTTTGGAGTCGAGACCCATTTTGATCCCTGCCGTGAAAGCTCCTCCATCCTTGGTTCCAGCTTTATCCCAGAAGCGCACTACCTCTTTGAAGTGGCGCAAAGGTCCAGAGGACTTCTCTATGGTGATCCTACCGATCTTGAACATACCTCCACCCGGAGGCGCGGGCCTCTGGAGAATCTGCCCAGCATATCCATACTGTCCCAGATCAGAGAGTAGCGCTACGAGCGCATCACGATCCAATCGAACGACGTCAAACAATCCCTCCTTGTAATACTTGGCCAATCTCCTAGGCCGAACCACGTCCCGTCCATTTCCAGTAATTTCACCGGGCAGGTTAATGTGCTTAACAGGGGTGCCATTCTCCTCCTTCGCCTTCTTCAGCTTAATCGCAGATGGATCGTTTTGGTGGAGGCGCTGCATGACCAAGATGGTGAACGTGATCTTCTTATCCACCTTACGTGTGGACAGCGTCTCGGAGATGAACCGATTGGTGGACTTCAGCACAGTTTCCGAAATGGCCATGGCGGGGTCAATTGGATCATCAATAATAATGATGTGGCCGTGACGCCCTGTTACCTTACCACCGACGCCTACTGCGTAGCGCCATCCACCGTGATTGTTCTCGTAGTTGTGCTTGGCGTTCTTGTCCCCTCTAAGCCACACATCAGGGAACAGTTCCTTCCACTTCTCTGACTCCACGATGTCTCTAGAATAGCCGGAGAGATCCGCCGCCAAGTTGTAGGCGTATGACACAGAGATGATGCGGCAGGTGGGCATGCGCGTCCAGCACCATACCGGATACATCTCTGAACAAATAATGGACTTGGTCGAACCGGGTGGAACGTTGATGACCATGTCGTGCTTCTTGGGCAGACCCTTGAAGACACGCTCTGCGGCCACCTGCAAGTAGTGGCATAGCTCGTAGATGTGCCAGTTCCAAACAGGGTCTTCCTGGCAGACGACACCCCAAAAGCGCTGGACAAAGTCATAGAAGGAGTCCCTGCAGATGGACGCCTCCAGTGCAACCTTATCTACTTGGACTTGGGGCATTCGTCCTCGTGCATGAGCATTTGCATCAAGTGCGCTTGTGGGTATGGAAGCCTCGTCTGCAGAGTTGCTTCATACCATACCCGCTGAGCCTCCTTCTCCTCCTCCGTCAAGATCATATCCAGATCATCCACCATGACGAACTCCCTCACCTTCTCTGCCTACCCCTGTGTGGAAGCTTGGGACGTATGATGTTCCTCCCCTGATATTGGAACTCCACACGACCGACCTTCTTAAAGTCCTCTGTGGTGGAGCACTTCTTGCAGAGGGTGTTCCCAGTATACCAACACGACCGACCCCGGTGCTTCACCTTCTTGCCACAGCGTGAGCAGTTCACGGGCACGGCTCCAATGGCACTGTCTTGCCATTCAGCTTGTGTGAACAGTCGTTGCAGTAGACGATCTTCCCCTTCTTCACATGAAGGTGGCATTGCCCAACCAGCTTGCCATCCTTTGGAGATGTATATCCGCGGAGCAGTAAGGAGGGTGAAAAGGTTGGGCAATCCTCATTACCATCGAATGTCCACAAAGGTCGTCCTTTGGGTTCTCCCTTGTAGTGCTTGGTGGTGAACATGTGGTGTGACTCACAGCCAGGACACCAGAACCACCATGTCACCCCTGAGTCCTTCACCGGGTATGCGCTCATGTCCTTTGTGCCTGGTGGACAGACTCTATGACGTTCTATCTTCTTAGTGTGGTTCACTGTAAACTCCTTATGGCTCTCATGCTCCCCTCCTCGTCTGGCGGTGGACAACTAAGTGGACGATGGGAACATATCGCTTGTTAAGTGACACGCGGACATGACCCTTGCGCTGGAGTGCTTTGATGTAGGGTTCGACCACCGCACGCTCCAAGTTTAGATCCTTGCAGAGCCGAAGAACGGACCTTGGTCCATAAAGCTTCACGTGCATGAGGATCTCTTGGGCAGTCACACCACCCACATCAAGGACTGGGTATGCCCGGTGTCTGGCTCGATCCCATTCCGCTTCCTGATCCACAATCTCCTGGTTGAGCTTCTGCACATATGGCATGCTGAAGACGTGCTTCGTGCAATATGGCTTCCGCCCATGCGTGTGGTTGTAGCACCCTGCGAGATCACAGTGACGGGTAGGTATGCCATCCTTACCCCGAGCCACCCTTCTAACCATTACTGCCATGCTATGTCGTCCTCCTCGTCATCATCGTCAAAGTTCTTACAGCGCCGAGCCTCAGGGAACTCTGATTCTCCCATGGAGCTGAGGTCCACCCTAAGAGGATCATCCACAAGGATCAGACCACTCTCCTCCCATACTGTTGGCATCTTGGCTTCCCACCCCACAGCTCCAACCAGCACGAAGCCACAGATGATACAGGACTGGCCAGTGTCCATAGCGTAGGCACCTGCTATGTGGATCAAGGTCTCAGTCGCAGTCTTCTTCACGTTGATTGTGAACTCCTCAAAGCCATCTGGACCCATGAAGGAGGGAAACTCCTCGTAGCCATCGAGCACTCCCATACTATCGCGCGCGCCTCCGACGCTTCCTCTTCTTGTAGAAATGGAGTTTCCTGTCCTTATCGTCCGCTTCATCGTCCAGCTCATACACCCACTTGCGATACTTGAACCGCTCCGCTCCTCTGAAACGTTTGGCTCTCCACTCCACCTTACAAGCCATTGACCTCGTGAGGTATGGACCATAGAGCCGCTTGATCTTCCAGGGTCTGCAACCGCGCGTGTATTTGGCTCCTCCGCCCAATTCCCCGTTGTGTTGTTGCAGCCGCCGACGTGGAGAGTTCGTCATGCCAATGTAGGTCCGCTTGCTTACCGTGGAGACGAGCACGTAGACATACCAGTATGATGTGTCCGTGAATGCTGTCTTGTGGTTAAGCCTAAGCCGACCTCTGGTCACTGTGTGAACACCCTCCCGAAACGTCTCCAAGTGTCAATCCACACCCTCCGGTCGTTGGCTCGTTGGTGGCACCCGCCACATTTCGGAAGCTCACCCCCACGACCATACCTGTAGACTACCGTGCCACAGACACAACGATACGAGCGCAAGCACATCCGTGGTGGAGTGTAGGTCGTTCTCATTCTATGTTCGTCACCAGGGTTGGACCAGGGGGAGACGCTCCCTCAACACCATCGACATAGTCCGCCACCTTGTTCTGGGCCTTCCCCAGGAGTATAACGGCCTCTGTCAGACGAATGTCTGCACCCATCTCCTCCACCTTCTGCATGGCTTCCCGGATGGCTTGTTCCTCTGGTGTATGCAAATCAATCCTATTCCGACGTGAGATACTGCCATTCATGCTTTTGCTCCTGTGCCTTTCTTTGGCGGCGGCCACACATGCCAACCACGCTTGCTGCATTACGTCCTCAGCTTGTTCTTGCGTGAACTCCGGGTGATCGCAACGCAGCTCCGCCAGAAGGTATGCCCTAGCTTCCTTCAGACCATTCAAATACCTGGAAAGAGGGACATTCATGCTAACAACTCCGCAGCCATCTGGATCCTGTTCACGTCCCGCTCCCCCAGCAGTTCTGTGACATTGGTGTTTTGCAAATGCTCCAGCGCCCTTGCTGGACTTAGACAGCGTGGACCACCCCGCTTGCCCAACTGAAGGAACGTGTGGAAACGCTCCAGAGTCTGGGTGGCCTTCTTGCGTCGTTCTCGGTCCTTGAAGGACATCTTCACCAGTTCACCCTTTTGCTTTCATGATTCGTGAGGGGAGCTACTACTGACACAAAACATATTGGACAGAAGGCCAAACGCTCCTCTTCAGGAATTCTCCTAGAGGCTTGGATCTTCATCTGGTGTCCATTAGAGCAGACCACCACAACCACCTCCAAGTTCACAGGCCCCATCTCCATGTTAGGTATATCAGACAAGCTACTACCATAACAACAATGAACCAAACTATGGTCGAAATCACGGAGTTTTCCGCTTCCGAATCGTGATCCTCTTTCGCGGTAGCGTCGCATTCTCGGGCGTCTCCGCGCCTTTTTCCGCCGCGACAACTAGTTCAGTTTCACCTTCGTCAATGGTTTTCATTATGGCTTTTCTTACATCTAAGGGTAGTGTAGCTAGGTCTAACTGCACTATGCCTGCTGTAAGCACCTTTAGAGGATTTTCACCACCCTCATGCACTATGGTTTGGACGTTCTGGAATCCCCGCTCTCTTGCCTTGGTTTTCTTTTCCAAATACCATCTTGCTGTGCTTGCTGCTGTGGGGAGGTGCTCACGTTGCTTCATGCAGTAGGTCACGGTTTTTTCAGCAAGATCGATAATGGACTCGACCTCGTTTTGGTAAGCTTCCAGGCATACCTCAAACCCTTCTCGGTGGAGGGCATCCGTGACGGCCCACCTCCCCACTGATAACTTCTTTGCGATTTTAGATTTCACGCCCCCAGAGTCTTTTATAGCCTTGAGCAGGCGCTTCACTGTGATGTTAGGGCCACGCTCACGGTGGCTCTTATACTTCTTCCCGAGGTTTGACCCCGCCTTGGCCCTCATTGCCAGGGCTCTATGTTTGGCGGCTTCGTATTCGGTTGAAGGCATTTTGACTCCTTAACATGGTCGGGAAGCTAACCTTAGCATAATAGCCCTTTACGACGATTGCAACCTGATATACAGAAATTTTACATGAAGTTAGTTACACAAAGTGACAGTAGTCACGCTTAGATCACTAGCCATTTTCGCTATAACTGGAAACTGCGCAACTAGTTACACATTAGTCCTTGCGCGGTGCGTAGCCGCAGCCTATACTGCCTTTAGCCGCAACAGGCGTAAACAATCAAGGGGTTATCAATGCATCAATTGTCCATGAATCAACTGCTTATCCTTCTCCATATAAAACGGGGTTCCTACACAGTGGAGATGCGAAGAAATGTCAACGAGGCAGATCTACAGTTCCTGGAAGGCAGCGGACTAATCAACATCAACGGAGGTCAGCACCTGGCAACGGCCAAGGGCAAACGCCTCGCTGACCACGTTCACAATCAAGCTTGCTGGACCAATACTGTAGTGTTCGGGAAGGAGAAAGAATAATGGATCATAAGCTTAGCGTAGACCAATTAATTCTACTCATGAGAATCGACCAGGAGCACCAACTCCTAAGTGATTGGCCCAACGGATTGAAGGCTCTCCAAGCATATGGTCTAATCCAGGTGGAGGGGCAGAAATGCCAACCTGACGCAGAGATCGAGATCGGACGATGCTGGGAAACGACCACCAAAGGTGAGGAGCTGGTAAAGCACGTGGCAGCAGAGGCGTGCTGGGAAACCATCTCCGTCTTTGGGAGGAGGTAGCCATGAAGGATCCCAAAATACAAAACATTCCAATCCGCACTAAGACAGGGCGGAGCATTCGAGAAGCCTTTGTTCCTAAGAATGGTCTCTTCGTCGGTGAAATGGTTGGCCTGTTTGCCAATAACAAGATAAGCTATTCACAAATAGAGATCAGGCTTCTGGAACACATGAAAAAGAACAGGAACGTTCGCAAGGGTGCCACACATTAATGCCCACTGACGACCGCACCGCGCTGTTCCAGCGCTATCACAAACTCGTCTACAAAATCGCCAAGAACATCTCCGAGAAATACAACCGTCCCTACCACGAGATGGTGGCGGAAGGACTCGGTGCCCTGACATGGGAGATCTGGGGACGTGATGGACACTTCGACGAGAAGAAGGCTGGACGCTCGCATTGGTATTACCAGTCCATCTACTGGCACTTGGTCTGCTACTGTGACAAACTCAGGAAGACCACCACATTTGACATAGACCACTGTGAGCATCCGGCATTCAAACGCTCGTGGATAGAAGGCCTCTTGCGAGAGCTGGGAGACGAGGGGAAGGAACTTGTGCGTATTATTTGCGAGGCACCGGGTGAGCTCGCTGCAGAGCTGGCCCCGCGTGCTCCTGTGCGCAGTAGAGCAGCAGTGCGCCGCTACCTTTCCTCTGAGAATTGGACAGACCACAAGATCGAGCGCGTGTGGCATGAAGTCGAATGCGCCATAGGGGTATGAGATGGGCAAAGTGGACAAGGTCCTGGAGAGAATCCATTCCTGCGAAAGTCAATTGGTGTTTGCGAAACTAGCACTAGACGAGGAACAGTTGGGGGAAGCTGCCAAATACCTAAGCATCGCAAAGGCTCAAGTGGCGATCAGCATTGACGACGTGAACGAAATCAGAGATGGTGGGCTGTAGTGGACGAGCACCAGAGAAGACTGGAACGCCAAGCTTTCATAGATGGCCCTGAAGCACAACAGCGCCTACAGCGTGAGCGGTATAGGTCCGGAGAGTTCAAACCCAAACCATTCTTTATTAAGATGGAAGCTTCCAGACGAACAAAACAAAGAGCGAGGCTGCACCGCCTGAAGCGATGCGCTCCGTCATGCAGATTTTGTAGAAGAGAAGGGCGGCCACCATGCCGCCGATAGCACGTTGACCGTGAATGTAGGAACACAACATGAATATTCCTTTGGAGTATGGCTGATCGCGAGATGACGAACACTCAACTTGTGAGAATGAATAGCCGGCGGCCACCATGCCGCCACGAAGATGAATGATATTGCAAACGGTAGGTCAAGGGCGGGAGGGATCTCGTCCTTGGCCTCAAACAAACTATGAGCGTCGGAACCAAACTACGTAAGCGCCTCCACACCAAGCCCTACCGTTACCAAACGCGTGGGGTCCGGTTCGTTGAAAAACATGATGGACGTGCAGGAATCTTTGATGACATGGGCCTGGGGAAAACTCTCCAGGCCCTCGGCTATTTAGCCATCCACAGGAAACGTCGTCCAGCTATCATCGTCTGCCCTTCCCCTCTGAAATACCAATGGCAACGGGAGCTCAGAAAGCACGCCGGCATGAAGTCCTATGTCTGTGAAGGGGAACAGCCCAACAATGCCCTCCTGGATCGCAGATGCAGGATCAAAGTCCGCAAGGTGGGCAGACGAGAATATAACTCACTCAAATCGAAGCGGACTGCCATAGCTGCGGTCAAGCGTGGCTTCGCTCGCCAGAAAGAATCACTAAGGAAGATCAGGAAGGAAGCCAAAAAAGCCAAGGTCCTGATTATCAACTACGACATCCTTGGATCCTGGGCGGATTTCCTACTGAGCCTCAATCCTGAGGTGCAGATCATTGACGAGTGTCACTTCATTAAGAATCGGACAGCACTGCGCACCAAAGCCTGCCAGAAAGTGGGGAGACGGTGCCAGCACGTCCTCGCTTTGAGTGGCACTCCGATGACGAGCAAGCCCGCTGAACTGTTCCCTGCTCTGAATTTGATGCGACCTGAGGAGTTCCCTTCGTTCTGGCATTTCGCCATGGAATATTGCAATGCCAAGAAGGACAACTGGGGCAAGTGGGACTTCACAGGTTCCTCAAATCTAAAGAAGCTCCACAAACGACTCAAGAAGGTCATGATACGTCGCATGAAAGTCGACGTGCTGAAGGACCTACCACCTAAGCAACGCACCGTCATTCCCATCAAGATCTCCAACCGTGAAGAGTATCAAGAGGCGGAAGACAATTTCCTGGAGTGGTTACGGAAGACCAAAGGAAAGAACGCTGCCAAGCGTGCGGAACGGGCACAAGGCATAGTCCGCCTAGGTGCCCTGAAGAGGCTCGCCGCTGAAGGGAAGATGAAAAGAGTCTTCCGATGGATGGACGACTGGTTGGAAAGCACAGACGAGAAGCTGCTCACCTTCGGATACCACCGAAGCGTCATGGCGGCTCTCCACGAGAGATACCCAAAGGCTGCTCCATATCACCCTGGGCTCACAGGCAAGAAACGTGACAAGGAGGTGCAGCGCTTCCAAAACGATCCAAAGACCAGGCTGTTCCTTGGGCACCTCAAGCGTGATGG